TTATAAAAAAAATAAAAAATTTCTTTTTTTATAAAATAAAACTATTATTTTCATTGATTTTTTATAAAATAATAATATTATTTTATTGATATATTTATTGATACTCAATTATGAAACAGCTTATATATATAATTTTATTTTTGTATATCTTATTGTTTATAATTTTATCTAAATTAAAAATTTACTAATTTATAAACATATTTCATTTAATAACATCCAAATATTTTTCATAAGTTATTTCTGCATTATTAAATTCAAAATCAAATAATTTAGTCTTTCCACACCAAATATTTTTAATCATATCATTTGTAACTTTTGTATTCCATAATTTTGATAAATATTCTGAAAGTGTCGTTGAATAAATCTTCTTTTCATTCAATAATTCTCCATTATTTTTCTTTATTTTCCATAATATAATTTCTATATATTGTTCTGATTTTAACGATCTTTTACCAATAGATGTTTTCTGTTCAAATGTTAAATCATTACTAATTGACGATTTATCTTTAGAAACTAATTCTGTTTTTTTTATTAAAAATTCAGGATCATCTGTTGGAATTATAGAACGATTCCATATTCTTCGAATCATCTCACGATTCATTTCATATTTTTCTGCAACATCCTTTTGCATCATCTTATCTTTTAAATCATATATTTCACGTATTTTTTCATTTGTTAGATTTGGATTGTTTGATCTTTTTGAAACTGTTGTTGCAATAGAGATATTTAATGCATGTTCATTAGATAAAGGATGTCCATAATTTGGATTGTTTATACCTGTCATAGATTCTGATTTTTTAAGATAACATTTTTTTTTCTTTTCTTCTTTATTTTCAGTTTCTTGTTTTTCTTTTTTAATATTACTTTCATTAGTATATTTTTCACTTTTTTCTAAACGCAAATTTGTATCTTCTTCAATGTTCATATATATAAATAAATAATAATTAAAAAATATTAAATTAAAAAATTTCAATTATTTTTAATTTATTAAGAATCTAAATATTGAACATGTTCAATTGCTTGTTTTAATTTTTCAGTAATTGGTACAATCTTACTTTTTGTAGATGTCCATCTTACACCATTTTGTTTTGGATGTTTTTCAACTCTAAAATAATCTCTTTTCATAATTCTATCATCTGCTTCATTTATTTTTTTTTCATATTCTACATAATATACTACATATTTTGGTAAATCTTCTTGCTTAATACCTTCTGGAAGTGGTCTTGCGTTATATTTTCTTGCTCTTTTTCCTGTATTTTGATTTTGTTCACTTTGTGTTGCTAATCTTAAATTACACATTCTATTATCTAGTTTATCTTGATTTATATGATCTACGCTTAAATTTCCTTTTGTTGAACCATGGCCAATATGATTCATTAAAAATGCATGTAATGAAATTTTTTTATTTTTACCAATTTCAATAACAACATAATTATTACAAATTGTTAAAGTTTTATTTAATAACATTATTTTTTCTATTGATTCTTCATCAACTTTTGTTAATCTATCTCCACAACATTCTATTAAATAATATTGTTCATTTGTATCAATATTTAGTACAAACCAATATTTATTTTTTTCTTTTCCTTTGAATCTACATACTTTTTCAATAACTCTTCCTTTAAATTCATTTAAAATAACATGTTTTTCTTTAACTAGTTCTTCAATACTTATATTACTCATTCTTATGATTACATAAATAAAAATAATAATTTCTATACAATAAAAACAATCAATTTATTTTATTTTATTAATCAATTGATTAATAAAATAAAATAAATTGATTTATTAAATATTCAAAATATACAAATATTTATTATATAGTAATGATTGAAAATAAAGAATTTAATGAAAATAATTTAGATAAATATAATTTGTATAATAATTTAATTATAAATTAGATCAATTTTTACTATATAGTGATGTAATATATATTTTTGCACATACCTATTTTTTAATATATATTGATCGTAAATATTTTTTTTTTATAAAAAAAATATTTACGATCAATATATATTAAAAATTAAATTTATATTACTATATTTTAGTAATATAAATTATTAAAAATTTAATTTCACATATTTTTTATAATTTTAGATATATATATTCATATTAATATATTATTTATCAATAAATTAAAATAATTAAATATACACACAATAAAGTATTGATATTTTTTCTAGTTACTGTATGCAAGCCCTCCCCTGTGGCTTTTATTTTATTTTCATAAAATAATTGGACTATACCTTAAGCTATCCTTAGAATTTGCTAGATTCTTCAAGCCCATCTCATTGTAGTCTCTGAACCTCCACCATATGCTTGCATTATCGCATTTAGGTGTTTGGCTGCGGATTATCCAATCTTTTTCGTTATTACTATGCCTTAGGTCATTACCCCAGGTATTTATTACATTTTCATGCAATAAAGTAGTAGAAAAAGCTCTCAGGAAGTCCCCGCAATTTAGAAATGTTGCCTCTGTTTGACTACATAGTCATAAAGAGACTAGCTGGTTATATAATGTATTATATATACATATTTGCATTACACTGTTTATCCATATTAGATTGCAAATAACTAATATGGCAGCCAACTGTTTGGAACAGGTTGAGATTATACTTAGTAGCATATTCTCGTTAATCCCGGACATTATACGTAAAACGTTATAATTGGTTGCGTACACTCTAATCTTAGATCCAAGTGCAGCTTTTGGTGTAAGTTGTAATTGAAGAGTTGCGTTATCAATTCTACTCATGTTGCATGTCCCTGATGGTTGATGCTCTTCGGGTTTAAGGGCGAATGAATAGACATTGATTCCAGTAACTGGAATATTTGTGTGATGTTGATATGGTTGAACAAGATTGAAATAAGATCCAAGTCTTTCTTGGAATCTATCATGTCCATTTAGTTGTAACTTAGCTCTAACAACAGGGTTTCTTCCTGCATTGATAGGTCCAAAACCAGCATGATCGGAATAATCACCAGCAGTAGTAATTGCTCCAAAATCGGTGGGTGCTAAGTTATTAGCATTTGGACCGGGGCCAGCGGGAAGATTAATAGATCTAATTTGTGCATTAGTACTAGAAGTTGAGATTCCTCCAGAACCAACATTTAGACCGGCTTGTTGTAAGTAAGTTAAGTATTCAGAATCAAGTGCTTGTGCTCCTACAAATGGAAAAACATTGGTACTGTCTTCAACATTTGAAAATACAAGTTGAGATGGATCAGGTAGTCCAGAACTATTTACATTGTAGTAACCTGAATCTGCATCAAAATCATCCGTATAATTACTCCATTGGTTGTATCCAAGTTTTACAACATCATCTCTTTGGACAACCCAGATCAATTCCTTAACAGGGTGATTCAAATTTAGCTTCACCTTAACATTTGTGTTTACTGTTGACTCATCGCCGGTAAATTGCAATTGTTCAATAAGATATTCATGTGATGTTTGTGCGAACCTTCTTCTTTCATCTGTATCAAGGTAGATATAGTCAATAAATAGAGTTGCATATTCAATAGATGGAACACAAAATGCATCAAGAGTACCATTAACAGAGACTCCGCAACTGTTAAGAGAACCAGCGGTTGATACATAACATTCAGCCTTTGGTCTGAATTCAAGTTCAATCTTGACTTCGTGGTATTGAAGTGCAATAAGTGGTAATGCCAAACCGGGGTTTCTACAAAACCAAAATTGGAATGGAACATAAAGTGTAGTTGCTTCTGTTCTTTGTAAACCTGTTCCAGTGAGTGCAACAGTGTTTCCAACCATATTATCATAACCTGATTTAAGTCCAGGTGGAATAGTAAGTTCATTCCAAATGGTGAGCCAATCACCGTATTGTTTATCAATTCTTTGACCTCCAATTTGTACTTCAACCGATTTAATAAGGAAATGTCCGATAAAATTGACCCATCTGAAGAAAGCTGATGATACAGTAGCTTCAACTCTAGGAAGAGTTACTTGTAAATAAATTCTGTGAATCAAATCACCGTTTCTAGATACAGTGCATGTAACTTTCTTTCCGAAATCAGCAGTACCATTAAATGTTTGTTCGATAGCTTCCATTGAGAAGTTAGTATGTCTTCGGTATACAACCTTAAAGAAGGTAATTTGTGGATTTCCTGTTAAATAAACATCTTGAGCTCCATAAGCTACTAACTGCATAAGGCCTCCCGTCATCCTTTTATAACATATACTAAGATAAAAATTCTAGCAAAACGAATTAAATTCAAAATTAATTAAAAATTAATTAATTTTTGTCTAAGAATATTTTTTAAAACATCTATAAAAATAATTTTTATAAATTTTTTATTGTATATCAATTTTTTATAAAATATATATATAATTTTTTCTTATATTTTTCGTCAAAAAAAATTAATTAATTTTTGTTTAAGAATATTTTTTAAAACATCCATAAAAATAATTTTTATAAATTTTTTATTGTATATCAATTTTTTATAAAATATATATATATATATCATTTTTTCTTATATTTTTTCGTCAAAAAATAGAAATTCAAAATAAATTAAATCATTTATTTTATTTTCGGGATTTAACCAAAAAGTTATTTTTTCCTTTAGTTTATTTAATCTTTCTTTCCATTCATTCTGATATGTTTTTTTAACAGTACATAAACCTTTATTATTTATACTCCAACAAGAATGTTTCTTACTACCATCTTCTAATATATAATCATCGGGATTAAATTTAATTAGTATAATAGGCCTATTACCAAGATCATCTGAAATATCTACTAATCTTTTATATTCACATGAAGAATCATAAGTAATATGTTGATTTTCATCAATTTCTATAATAATTATTTGATATCCAAGATCTAATAGTAAATCTGGTCTTCTTTTAGAACAACCGTCTTGAATTTTTTTATCTGTAATCCATGTCACATTTGGAAAACTATTTAATATATAATTTTTTACATCTGTTTCTTTTGTTTTATAATTTCTTGTAATAGGTTTATCTGGAAATAAATTTATAAAACATATCATACAATATCCATCATATTTTTCACTTATGATAGTTCCACATAAATTTGTTTTACATAATTTATGACATACATTTACCATGATATTTTCTTTATGAATAGAACAATACATCGGTTTTTTCTCACCATAATAATTAAAAGATGCTCGATTTGAACATTCTTTACATAATGTATGACAAATAATATTTTCCATAGTATCTTTTTTATGATTAAAACAATAAATCGGATTTTTTTCATTCACATAGTTAAAAGATGCTACTAAATTACAATCCTTTTCATTACATAAACCAATTTTTAAATTAATCATTCCTTTTAATGCATGCTCTTTACAAAATTTAACTTTTTTTTCATTTTCGTAATTATACCATGCATTTTCGTTACAATTTTCATAATCACATTTAGAATAATATACATTTAACATACATTCTGTTTTACAGTCATTACAATAAATAGGTGTTGTCTCTCCAATATAATTAAATGAAGGACGTTTTTTATTACATTTTTCACATAATTTATCTTTCACATTTATCATACCATCATATGCACAATCTTTACAAAACCTTTTTTCTTTCATACCTGGATAATTAAATGTTGGTGTTGTAGAATTGCATCCTTCACATTTTAATCCATAAATATTTATCATATTATCTTTTTTACAATCACCACAATAAAGTGGTTTTTCTCCTTTCATATTAAATATAGCATCTTTTACATTACATAAAATACATTGTTTATGATGTAAATCATAAACATCTAAATTTTCTTTCTTAACACATTTACTACAATACTCTTTCGAATTTATTCCAAAAGTTGCACTACTTTTTTTACATAATATACATTTTTTATGTGATACATCTATTTTCTCAATATTATTTTTTTTTAAACAATCACTACAATGTGTAGGACTCTTCTTATCTGAATCTGGTAAAATAAAACTTGCTTGTGATTTATTACAATCAATACAAATTTTTCCATTTATACAAAGCATATTTTCTAATTTATGTTCAAAACATCGGATACCTTTTTTAGGAGAACAATTTATATAATTAAAATTTGCATTTTTTCCACATAATCGTTCACTTAATAATATTCCATTATTATTTATAATTTCTTCACAATAACCATGTTTAAAATTAACAAAAAAACCTTCTGTTTTATCTTTATAACAATTTGAACAATATTTTGGTGTTTGTTCATCAATTAATCCATATGTTGCGGTTTTTTTACAAATCATACAATATTTCATTTATATATTTTATATATAAATGAAAAAATTAAGATAAATAAATATATCAATTTTTTATAATTTTTAAATAAAATAAAATACATATAATATTGATATATTTATTATAGTCAGTCCAGTTTAAAATTTTGGTAAATTTTTTAAAAACCAGTTTTAATCAAGTCTGATATAAATAACTCTTTCGAGTCTATCTGTTTTATAACACTCTTAAAGAATGTTTACAGACAAATTTAAAAAACCCTTTTTGTGCGAAAATATTTTAAATAAATATTTTAACTTCTTATATAAATAAGGGTAATGATATAACCTTCTATTTATCTCTATTTTTATCATTTTTAGTGGAGAAAAAAGATTTACAAAGTGTACTTTTATCTTAATTAAAATGTCTTTAAATATTTTTAAAATATATTTTAAAATATAAATTTATATTAAATTATTAAAATAAAATTTAACACAATTTTAAAATAGATTTACTATAATGTATTATATAACAATATAATTTATAAACAAATAATATTTTTCTAGAAAAAATTATTTTATCAATAATTTACTGATATTAAATTATGAAACAGCTTATTTTATTTTTTATTATTACACAATTATTATATAATTTTAGGTAATAAAAAAGTGAGAAATTTAAAATTATTTCAGTGTATTTATAGAAGAAATTAAAATATTTTTCCACCCCAAAAAGGATTTTTTTAAATTTGTCTATAAACATTCTTAAAGAATGTTATAAAACAGATAGACTTGAAAGAGTTTATTTACATCAAACTTGATTAAGACTGTTTTTTTTTAAAATTTACCACAAATTATTATTTATATAGTAAATTATTATAATATAATTTCATAAATATTCATTACAGAATTTATATAAAAATAATAAGTTATAATATAAAAGAATAGAATACCATTTTTAAAATTAATTTACTAAATATATTTAGTAAATTAATTTTAAAATAGGAAAGTATGTTTAGAAAACCTAGGTTTCCTTACTAAAATAACTATTTCAAATTTATTAAAAATATATATAATTTTGAAATAAAATTAATTATCATTATTAATATTATATTTAATATATTTTTTAACACATTCTTCTAAAATAATTTCTTTTTTTAAATCTTCTTTATCTTTTAAAAATTCAAATTTATCATTATCAATTTTCTTAACAGACCATCCATCATTTAATGCATTAAATATAAATAGCATTTTTTGAATATCTTTATAATCAATATTTCTTTCATCCATTTTTATTATAAAATTTATTTATAAATTTTATAAATTAAACATCCGTAAAAAAAATTATTTCGTTTAATTTTTAATCGGAAAATTATTTTTACATATATATTTAAAGTTTATATCATATTATTCTATAAAATGGTATCTGGTTTAAAACCAATATCAAAACCGCAAAATAAAAATTCATTTAATCAAGATAATACCACGATTGATGCTAAACATTCCGAAATGTTAAATTATTTTAAAAATTTACAAGATTCTCTTCCAAATTTAAAAGATGAATTAAAGCAATTGATTATCGAATATAATAATAAAGACAATAATCGTAAAAATGATATTGAATATATTCTCTATAGAGATAATCTAAGAGAAAAGATAAATGAATTAAAAAGTAAAATCAATAGTATAAATAATAATGAAGAACTAAATAAATATTATTTAAATGTTGGAGTATTATTACATAGTTATTATGAAAATATTGAAAATTCAAAAAATATTAAAAATAATTCAGAAAATTTTGAAGAAAATTTGATAAATTATGATTCTGATAATGATGGATTAGATGATGTTTATAATAATGATTTAAATGAAAATATAAAAGGTAATTATAAAAATGTTTTAAATTTTTTTAATGATAGAGAAGTAAAAGAAAATGAAGAGAACCCTAAAAATGATGGCATGTATACAAGTTTAAAAATAAGTGATTTTGTAAAAGAAGAATCCATATTTAAAAAAAAAAATATTCTAGAAGAATATTTACAAAAAATAGATTCAAAATATATTTCTAAGATTAAAATTGATATAAATATTTGTAAATGTCCAAACTGTAATGTTGAAATGATTATTTATCCTTCCGATGGAATTCAAATTTGTGAAAGTTGCGGGCTACAACAAAATATTTTAATAGAAAGCGACAAGCCTTCCTTCAAGGATCCACCGATGGAAGTGTGTTATTTTTCGTACAAGAGGATCAATCACTACAACGAGTATACGCTACTAAGTACAATATTAATAGTAATTTATAATTTATTAAAAAATTATAAAAAAATGATTTTTAATTTATTTCAAAAATATTATTAATTATTTTTACTATAATATGAACAATAATTATAATATAAAAGAAGATTTAAATAATGGTGAAATTTATTTAATTAAAAATAAAATAAATGGTAAATGTTATATTGGACAAGCTTTATGTTTTACAGGTTTAAATAATAATAAATGGGGTACATATGGAAGATGGAAATCTCATATAAGAGAAGCTACTAAAAATAATCAAGATCATTGTGTAGTTCTTAATAATGCTATTCGTAAATATGGAGAAAATAATTTTGATGTATCTATTTTACTAAAATGTAATAAAGAAGATTTAAATATAAATGAAGAAAGATATATTTCTGAATATAATTCAATTCAACCAAATGGATATAATATAAAAAGTGGTGGTTCTAAATCAAAAAATAGTGAAGAAACTATTTTAAAAATGAAAGAATCACATATTGGTTTTAGAAGAGAAAAAACGAATAGAAAATATGAAGAAGATAATCAATTACCTAAATATATATTATCACACCGCGAAGGTGGTGTTTTTATAGCTTATGTTGTAAGTAAATTTCCTATTGGTATAGAAAAAAAAGAATATATAAAAGATACTTATTTTAGATTAACTAAATATGGTACGAAAGAAAAAGCATTAGAAGAGTCAATTAAATTTCTTGACGAATTAAAAGAAAAATATAAAAATATAAATGAAGATATTTTTAAAGAAAAATTTGTTATTAAACCTGTTATTACATTAAATGAAAAAAAAGAAAACAAAATACTTGAAAGATTACCAGAATATATTTTTCCAATAATTGAATTAAATAAAATTAAAGGATATTATGTTGACAAAATATTAGATAATAATAATAAACAATATCCTAAAAAAGATTTTATTGGGAAAACAAATAGATGGAATTTAAATGATGCTAAGAAATATGTAGAACAACTTTTATATTATAAACAAAACAATATAGATATTAGTAATTTTAATGAAATAGAAGTTTCTGGTAAAAATAATAAAAATTTACATAAGAAATATTATTTACCAAAATATATTAATATATATAATGTAAGAGGTGAAATGAAAGGATTTATGATAAATGGTTATCCATGTAATAAATATAAATGTAAAAAATATAAAAAATGTTTTGCTGATGTTAATTTATCATTAGATGAAAATTATCAAAATTGTATTCTTCATTTAGAAGAAATTAAATTAAAATATCCCATTATTTAAACATATATTTTATACTATACTGCTCGTAAAAGTAATCTGCGGGAGTAATGATCCGATAAACAGTATTACTAGTCTGTTTATAAATATTATAAAGAGGCAACACATCCAAATTGCGGGGAATTCCTAACAGCTTTTTCTACTACTTTATTTTATGAAAATATTATAAATACTCGGGGTAATGACCTAGAGCATAGTAAAAACGAAAAAGATTGGATAATCCGCAGCCAAGTTCCTAAGTGTGTATGATTTACATATGGAAAAGGTTCAGAGACTAGATGGTTGTGGGTCTAAAGAGTTTAATCAACTCTAATGATGGCTTAAGGTATAGTCCAAACTTTATAAGAAATTATAAAGAGCCATTGGGTTGGCACAGTTTCAAGCAAAAGAATCAACAGAAATACCGGATGAGGTATATGAAAAAATATATTTAGAAATAAAAAAAGAACGAATCACAAATTTAGAAAAATTAGATACAAAAAAAATAAGACATTATCTTAAAAAAAATAAGCTTAATAAATACTATGATCATGTTGCACATATTTTATATCAAATAAACGGTGTTCAACCTCCATGTATGAGCAAAGAATTAGAAGAAAAACTAAGATTAATGTTTAAAGAAATTCAAGGTCCATTTATGGAAGTTTGTCCAAAATCTAGAAAAAATTTCTTAAATTATTCATATGTTCTTCATAAATTTGTTGAATTATTAGGTCTAGATGAATATAAAATATATTTTCCGTTATTAAAAGATAGAGAAAAATTACATCAAACAGATATGATATGGAAAAAAATATGTGAAAAAATAGGATGGCATTTTATAAAATCAATTTGATAATCAATTTAATAACCAATTTTATTAAATTTACCTGAAAATGGTTTTAAATTTTTAAGTTTTGAAAATTTATTTATTGGTCTTTGTTGACGATCAATTACAGATGTTTCTTCTGTCATACTTTGAAATTCTCTAGTAATAATCTCTCTTATTCTTTCTACAAATTCTATTTCACAATCTGTATTAAATAATAATACAGCTTCTACATTATTTTCAGAAGATACTTCTTCCGAAAATACATTTGTATCTAATTTGGAATAAATATCTTCATAAAATACATTTGTATCTATATTATTTTTGGAAGAAGTATCTTCATAAAATACATTTGTATCTACATTATTTTTGGAATAAGTATCATCATAAAATACATTTGTATCTATATTATTTTTGGAAGAAGTATCTTCATAAAATACATTTGTATCCACATTATTTTTGGAAGAAGTATCTTCATAAAATATATTTGTATCTACATTATTTTTGGAATAAGTATCTTCCGAAAATACATCTTTAATAAATAATTCAAAATCTTGATTATCATATGTAATTGAAATAGTTGTTCCTTTTGTTAAGCAAATAAAATTTTTTAAAATTATTTCAAAGGTTGATTTTAAATCATTAAATTGAAATACACCCGAATTTAGGATTTTTGGACACCTTTTTATTAAATTATAAATTATAAAATATTTTATAATTTAATAATAAATCAATTTAAAGACAAGTAATAAATTTATATTTTTAATAAATAAATTTA